AAGTTTACATCTACAGGAACAGCCACCACAGGTAACATAACAGGTGGTGGAGATAGCGTAACAGCAGGACCAGTATAATGGCAGGATTTACATTTAGCGGATTAAAAACAGCAATTCAAAATTACGTAGATAGCTCTGAAACTACTTTCGTAAACACACTAAATACGATCATAGAGCAAGGGGAAGAAAGAATCCTAAAGGGCGTTTGGCTAGATAACTTTAAGAAAAATGTAACTGGAACAGCTACTGCAGATTCTCCTTATCTAGGAATGCCCACAGATTTTTTAGCTCCATTTAGTCTAGCCGTAATAGATAGCGATACATATCACTACCTTAATTTAAAACAAGTTAGTTTCATGAGAGCATACAAGCCAACCACAACGGGTTCGGTTACAGGTAGGCCAAAATATTACGGAGAATTTGATAGTGACACTTTTATCCTAGCACCCACTCCCAGTAGCAACTTCACATTTGAACTTCACTATTTTTATAGACCAAATTCATTAACTGCAGCAGGAGATAGCGGACAGACATGGCTTTCAGAAAATGCTCCCACCACACTTTTGTATGCTTGTTTAGCAGAGGCTGCTATATTTTTAAAGATGGACCCTGCTGAAATTGCTATTTATGAACAAAGGTACATAAACGCGCTAGAAAGATTAAAAAACACTGCAGAGGGAGCAGGGACACAAAGTCAATATAGGTACGACCAAGTTCGTATTCCTATCACCTAATGCTACAAAAGCCTCTTCCAGAGTTAGAAGGTAAAAACATTGCGCTAGTTGCAATGGGCCAAAGTCAAATAGATTATCATTTGTCCAGGACACATAGCCTAGCTTTTGATGAAGTGTGGGCTATAAACGCTATGGTTAGTGTTCTTCCAGAAGTAGATAGAGCTTTCATACTAGACCCTATGTCTAGATTTTTAGATACAGAAGACGCAGGAAGCATGACTCAAATTATGCGAAAGTATCTTCCACAAATAGAGTATCCAATATATACATGCGAACTAGACAAACGTGTTTCTGCTGCAGAAGAGTTTCCATTAGGACCTTTGATAGGTGATTTAGGATGCGCTTATTTTAATAATACAGTTGCTTACGCTATTGCATTTGCTTTGTGGAATAAGGTAAGTCACTTAACAGTTTTTGGTGTGGATTTTACATACAAAACTAATATGCACTTCGCAGAGTCTGGTAAAGCTTGCTGTGAATTTTGGTTAGCAAAATGCATGGAAAACAATATAGATGTGTCGGTAGCTCCTAGATCTAATTTACTTGAAACAGATGTTCCTACAAAAGAAAAACTTTATGGATACCACAGGCTAGAAGACCCTGTTGTTACTTACATGAACAAAGGTAAGATGGGCGTTTGTAAATGGTCTGATATAATAAAACAAGAACAACCTTTTATAGGAATGATAGATAGAAATGACTTACCACCAGAACCAGAGGAATATTAATGTTTTCACTTGATTCAGAAACAGAAGTTGGTAATCTTAACGTTACTACAACGAATAACAGAGGGCACACTGTAGAAGAAGTTGCAGAAATGGCTACTAATAGATTAGTTTCCATTAGCGACACTGCCCCTGCACCCATTAGGGCACAAGCACATGCTTTTAAAGAAGCATGCAAACACATTATTACTTATTATATGCGCGAGGCTGTAAAAAACCACGTTTGTACAATATGTAATGAATTAGAAAAACAAGGTCAAAAAGACCTAGCTAATATTATTAGGAGACTATAATGGCTATAACACAAGCAATGTGTACTTCATTTAAAAAAGAACTACTTGAAGGCAAACACAATTTTTTAGCTTCAGGTGGCAACACTTTTAAGCTGGCGTTATATACAAGCTCTGCAACTATGAGTGCGGCTACTACAGCGTTTACTACGACTAACCAAGCTAGTGGAACAAACTACACATCAGGTGGAGCAGCGTTAACAAATGTCAATCCAACATCTTCTGGAACCACAGCGTTCACAGATTTTGCCGATCTTACATTTGGAACAGCTACAGTCACAGCCAGAGGTTGTATGATTTACAACGACTCTGCATCAGGTGATCCAGCTGTTGCGGTGTTTGATTTTGGTGGGGACAAGACATCAACTGCGGGAAGCTTTACTATTCAATTCCCAGCAGCAGACGCAAGTAACGCGGTAATAAGAATAGCGTAACCCTAAATGTCAGGTTGGGGTCGAGCTGGCTGGGGCGAGGGTCCCTGGGGTCAGCCCGCTATAGTTAATGTAGCTGTAAACCTTACAGGTGTTGCAGGTACTTCTGCGTTAGGTACAGAAACAGTATCTTGTGACGCAAACGTAACTGAAACAGGTGTTACTTGTACAGCTTCGATTGGCTCTCTTACAGCCACGGGTGCTGCAAATGTAACTGAAACAGGGTTAGCAGGGACAACAGCACTAGGTTCAGTCAGCGTTTCTGCGGGAGCTAATGTAACCGAAACGGGTGTTTCAGCAACTACTTCATTAGGGGGCGTATCTGCGTCTGGTCAAGGAGAGGCTTCTCTAACAGGATTAGCAGGAACAGGTTTACTAGGATCGGTAACTACAAAAGCCGATGCAAATGTTACAGAAACAGGTGTAGTTGGCACAACAGCACTAGGTAATGTAGCTACTGCTGGTGCTGCTTTAACAGGTGTTTCAGGCACAGCTTCTACAATATCACTAGGCGATGAGACCGTAACATGTGACGCTAACGTATTTCCTACAGGTGTTGCCGCTACAGGAGCAGTTTCAAGTCTAACTATTCTTACTGTAAACAATATAAGTATTACAGGACTTGCAGCCACTGGCGCGGTAGGAACATTAAGCACAAATGCACAAGGAATTGTATCTTTAACAGGCGTTACGGCCACAGGAGCAGTAAGTCAAATACTTGTTTGGGGATTAGTTGATGATACACAGGATCCTAGTTGGACAGGGGTAACAGATACACAGGATCCAACCTGGAGTTCAGTGTCAGATTCACAAAATCCAGGATGGGAAGAAGTTGCTTAACTATGCAAAGAAAAGGTAATATAATCAAAGCGGAGATATAAATTATGGCAAGCTCATACGTAAACAATTTAAGACTTAATGAAATGGCGACAGGTGACGCGTCAGGAACTTGGGGCGATACGACAAATACAAATTTGGAGTTGATCGGAGAAGCTTTAGGCTTCGGCACAGAAGCTATTACTACTAATGCAGATACTCATACTACTACAGTTGCAGATGGAGCATCTGACGCTGGCAGAGCTATGTACCTTAAATATACAGGCACATTAGATTCGGCCTGTACTATAACGATTGCACCCAACACTATGAAAAGAGTGCAATTTATTGAAAACAGCACAACTGGATCACAAAACATAATAATTTCTCAAGGCACAGGAGCTAACATAACTATTCCCGCTGGAGACACTAAAGTCGTTTATCTAGATGGTGCTGGTAGTGGAGCAGCAGTAGTTGATGCTTTTGCTAGTCTTTCAACAGTAGACCTAAAAGTACAAGACGATTTAACAGTTACAGATGATGCCTCAGTAGGTGGGGACTTAACTATAACAGGTGCTTTAACTGGAAATGGAACAATCAAACTAGATGGAAACTATCCAACAGGCACAGGCAACGTAGCTTTAGGAGATACAGCTTTAGATAGTCTTACAACAGGTAACTATAACACTGCTATAGGAGAAAATTCTTTAACAGCTAATACAACAGGCGGAACAAATACTGCGGTAGGTTCACGCACCTTAGATGAAAACACTACTGGAAGTTCTAACACAGCAGTAGGACAAGGTGCATTAAATGCTAATACTACCGCAGATAACAACACGGCAGTTGGTCAAGGAGCAATGGCAGCTAACACTACAGGTGCATCTAACGTAGCTGTGGGTGCTTTAGCTTTAGATGCAAATACGACAGGTTCAACTAACACAGCAGTTGGTAAAGGGGCTTTATCCGCAAACACTGATGGTGCATCTAACGTAGCAATCGGTAAAGATGCTTTGCTCGCAAATACATCAGGAGAATCAAATCAAGCAGTAGGAACTACTGTAATGACTGTAAATACTACTGGTAGCTTTAATACAGCTATGGGTAGATCAGCTTTAAATGCCAATTCAACAGGAAGTCATCATGTTGCCATAGGTAGAAATGCTCTAGTATCTAATACTACAGCATCAAATAATACAGCAATCGGATCATCTGCTTTAGCTGCAAATACTACAGGAACAGAAAGCGTAGCTGTAGGTATGAGTGCAGGACTTTCACAAACTACAGGTGGTGAAAATACTTTAGTAGGTTTTAAAGCAGGACAAACTATAACAACTGCTGGGAATAATACTTTAATTGGTTGGAAAGCAGGTGAAGCTAATGCAACACAAGCATATCTTACAGCAGTAGGACACTCGGCTTTATTATCAAACACGACAGGTGCAAGAAACCATGCTTTTGGTGCGTTTGCCTTAGATGCTAATACAACTGGTAGTTATAATACTGCTATTGGTTATGGTAGCTTAAGTTCAAATACGACAGCAGATAATAACTCAGCGGTTGGTTATGAAACACTTTTAACGAATACAACAGGGGCAGCTAATAATGCTTTTGGATATCGTGCTTTAACTAGCAATACAACAGGAAACAGTAATAATGCCATTGGGTATCAAGCTTTATATAGTAATACAACGGGGGTTACTAATAACGCTATGGGCACAAATGCTTTGTTTGCTAATTCAACAGGAGACTATAATACTGGTTTAGGGCACGCTGCATTAACTTCAAATACAGATGGAGACAGTAATACAGCAATCGGAGTAAGTGCTTTAGAAAACAACTCTACTGGTACAGAAAATCACGCTATTGGAGTTAATTCTTTATTAAATATTACTACAGGAAGTTATCACGTAGCCTTTGGTACTAATACTGCAAGATCAGCTACAACTGCAAACTATCTTGTCGCTATTGGCAGAAATGCGTTGTATGCAAACACTACTGGTACTCAAAATGTAGCTGTAGGGCAATTTTCTAGTGATTCTATTACAACAGCAAGTTATAGCGTAGCCGTTGGTTACAACGCACTAACCACAAATACGACAGGTAGTTATAACGTGGCTATAGGTCACTCCGCATTACAAGATGTTTCATCTGGTGCGGAAAATACCGCAATGGGTCAAGCAGCATTAGGTTCTGTTTCTGGTGGTAATAATAATATTGGTATTGGACAGTCAGCAGGAAATCATAGTGTTGCAAATAATGGTGATAAAAATATTTTTATAGGTTCGTACTGCGATGCTCCCGCAACAGATACAGATTCTTCAATAGTAATGGGATATGACGTAAATGGAGTTGGCACTGATAACTTTACTTTTGGAAGGCAAACTGTAGATTCTAATATTGCTTTTGGAGCAACTACAATTACTGCACCTTCTGATATAAGGCTTAAAGAAGATATTCAAGATGAAGTGGTTGGTTTAGATTTTATAAATGAACTAAGACCTGTAACCTTTAGATGGAAGAAAGCTAAAGATGTTCCAGAAGAAATGGTCGCACATAAAGCTGATTCAGAAGAAAGAGTTATGAATGGTAAGTATAATCATGGTTTTATAGCACAAGAAGTCAAAGAAGTTATCGACAGATATGACCTAAAAGATGGCTTTGATATGTGGACAGAAGATGAAAAAGATGGTCGTCAAAGAATTGGCGAAGGTTCATTAATGCCACTAATGGTCAAAGCAGTACAAGAACTTTCAGCAAAAGTTGAAGAATTAGAAAACAAGGAGTAATAAATGGCAGTGACAAAAACAATAACTGAGTGTACCCCATACGTAAACAGCAGCAGCAAAGTTGATAAATGGGATATAAGTATGAAGTATGAAAATGATAGCGAAGGTGATGCTACTTACTATACTTCAACTTTTAATACCACGATTAATCAAAAAGATACTGATCCAGATGGTAACGTAACAACAAATTTTACGTTAAAGGCAAAAAGCAGTTGGAGTAACGCTGATTTGGTAGCGATTTGTCCTATATCTCGTTGGGATGCAGTTTTTGCTAGTCAAGTTGATAGTGTTATTACCAATCCAATCGTAGAAAGCTCACCTGATACTAACTTTAACGTACCTAGTTAATGGCAGAAGTTACAGTACATAATATGCCCTCTGTTTACGTTATGGAGACAGAAATGCCTATAAGTATGGTGAATGACTTAAATGATTATCTTGATGAATATAAAGAAGACGAGAACAAAAAATCATTATCTGATACTTTAGTAGGACAAATATCACAAGGCGAACAATTACTTATGGATAATGAAGACTCTAGAGTAAAAGAATATTCTGAGTTTATATGTAGTTTGGGTGCTGATTATGTAAATTTCTTTTTTAATAATACAGGTAATAAATTAAGTTTTCCGAAAGCAATATCAGTGGACGAAACTTGGTCAGTACATAGTTATGAAGGCGACTATAATCCAATTCACGATCATGGCACTAAGACAGTTATGGGTATATCAACTACAGGTTGGACTAAAGTACCTGAACAAATACTAAATCAACCTACTGCTGGTTCACCAAATTATTCTTTATATAATACATCTGGTGACTGCGATGGCTATATCGCTTTTCAATACGGAAGAAACGAATTAATGAACACAGAAAGACTAAGACCACCTCAGTCTTTTGTAATAAAACCAACTGTAGGAAAGCTATTAGTATTTCCTTCTTGGTTACAGCACATGGTGTATCCTTTCAAAGGTGAGGGAGAAAGAAGAACAGTAGCTTCTAACTTAAATTGTTGGGATGTCTCAGCAGAATCATTAGTAGAAGAACCATCAACAGAAGAGGTAAAACAATGAAGAAATGGCTACCCAAATCCTACTATGACACTATTAAAAAGTTTTGGCAGTCCGTTGTAGGCGTAGAAGAAAAAACTGTTCGAGCAAGAACTAAAAAAGGTAAGTTTGTTGCAGATGATAAATCCACCCCAGAAGTAAACGAGGCCTACACTACCGTTAAAGTTAAAAAGAAAAAAAGAGGCAGGCCTAAAAAGAAAAAATAATGGCTACAGCTAAAGACGCAATACATCAAATTAGCACACACGAAAAAGAATGTGCTATTCGCTATGAGAACATAGAAAAAAGACTAGACGAAGGATCTGCTAAGTTTAGAAGACTTGAGTATATTATGTGGGGCCTGTATGGCCTAACAGCAGCTTCTTTAGGTATAGACAAATTAATATAAATGAAAGATGGCATTAGAAAAATTTATATTTCGACCAGGAATAAATCGCGAGGGAACAGACTATTCTAATGATGGCGGATGGTTTGACGCTAATCTTGTTCGATTTCGTAAAGGACTTCCAGAAAAAATTGGAGGTTGGGCTAAAGCTACTTTAAATACTTATCAATCTACCGTCAGAGCTCTTCATGCTTGGGTAGATTTGTCTTTAACCAAATACTTAGGCTTAGGAGCCACTTGGAAATATTACGTAAAAGAAGGGGACAACTTTTATGATATTACCCCTCTAAGAGTTACTACCGCAGCAGGCGATGTAACTTTCGCAGCTACTAATGGCAGCTCTACTATAACTGTAACGGACACAAGCCACGGAGCAGTTACAAATGATTTTGTAACCTTTAGTGGTGCGTCTACTTTGGGCGGCAATGTAACTGCTGCTGTATTAAATCAAGAGTATCAAATACTTTTAGTTACAGGAGCAAACACTTATACAATTACAGCTAAGGACACTTCTGGGACTACAGTTACAGCAAATGCTAGTGATAGTGGTAACGGTGGTAGTTCTGTTGTAGGTGCATATCAAATTAACGTGGGGCTAGATAGCTTTGTAGAATCTACAGGGTGGGGAGCAGGCACTTGGGGAGCAGGCACTTGGGGATCGGCTACAGCCATAACCGCTGCAAATCAATTAAGATTATGGTCGCATGATAATTTCGGTGAAGATTTAGTCATGAATGTACGAGCTGGCGGAGTGTATTACTTTGATACTAGCGCAGCTACATTGGGGACGACTAGAGCAATACCTTTAACAAGTTTAGCAGGAGCGAATCTACCTCCAACCGAAGCTTTACAAGTGTTAGTAAGTGACATAGATAGACATGTTGTTTGTTTAGGTGCCGATCCAATATCAGGTAGCTCACGTTCAGGATCATTAGATCCTATGCTGGTGGCTTGGAGCGACCAAGAAAACGCAGCTGTTTGGGAACCTTTATCTACAAATACAGCAGGATCTTTTAGATTATCTGCGGGATCTCAAATTGTAGGAGCGGTTAGAGCAAGACAAGAAACCTTAATCTGGACAGACACAGCTTTATATTCTATGACTTTCATTGGCCAGCCGTTTACGTTTGGCATAAATTTAGTTAACGAAGGTGTTGGATTGATATCTCCAAACGGAGCAATCAACACACCCAAAGGTATTTTTTGGATGGATAAGAAAGGTTTTTACACCTACAACGGAGCAGTTACAGATATTCCATGCACTGTTCAAAACTATGTGTTTAGTGATTTTAACGAAGGACAAGCGTTTCAAGTATTTGGTTTTGTGAACAAAGAGTTTGATGAAGTAGGATGGTTCTACTGTTCTTCTAGTTCTAGTGTTATTGATAGGTATGTCGTATTTAATTATGAGGATAAAGTTTGGACAATAGGCCAGCTTACGAGAAGTTCATGGTTGGACGAAGGGATATTTGACACTCCGATGGCCACATACACCACAAGCAATACAGGCTACTTATACAACCATGAAACGGGAAATGACGATGATGGTTCTCCGATGGATAACGTATTTATAGAGTCCAGTGACTTTGCACTAGGGAACGGAGACCAGTTTCAAGCCATCAGTAGAATCATACCCGATGTAAAATTTACAGGGAGCGGAGGTTCGGGCCAGACAATTAACTTTGTACTGAAACAAAGAAATTATCCAGGAGAAAGTCTAGCGACAGACTCAACAAACACTTGCACAGCAACAACTACAAAAATAGACACTAGACTTAGGGCTAGACAAGCGGCATTAAGGATAGAGTCCGATGATGATAATAGTCTAGGAGCAAGATTAGGTGTTGGTTTTAGAGTAGGAGCTACTCGTATGGACTTGAAAGTAAACGGTAGAAGATAATGGCTAAAATTTTAGAAACAAGACTTCCAATAGCCATAGGCGAAATATCTCCTGAAACATTTAATAGATTGGTTAGGGTGTTAGAACTTAGTCTAGGTAAAGTAGATATAGACTCTACTCTTTCAGTTAATGAAACACAGCGTAATGAAAACCAATTTCAACAGGGTGATATTATATGGAACTTAACTGCACAAGAGTTACAACTATGGAATGGTGAGCAATGGATAACACTTTACGAGGGAGAACAGTTCGGAGTAGAAGGCGTTGCTTCTTTAGGCAAAATTACAGTATCAACAGGTGGAGCAACAACAATAACAATATGATGGACAGAGTTAAGTTATTAGAAGAGCTTATGTTAGATGAGGGCATTATTCATGAGATTTATAATGACCATCTTGGATTCGCTACTTTTGGTGTAGGTCATTTAATTACAGAAAGTGATGAAGAGTGGGGACAGCCTTTGGGAACCCCTGTATCAGAACAAAGAGTTAAAGATTGTTTAAATGCAGACGTGGACATAGTATGCAAAGAACTAGATAAGAATTTGCAATGGTGGCGTGGCTTAAACGATACAAGACAACGTGTATTAGCTAACATGTGTTTTAACTTAGGCTATCCTAGGCTGAGTAAGTTTAAAAAGTTTTTAGCCGCAGCAAAAGACGAAAACTGGGAAACAGCGGCTGCAGAAATGATGGACAGTAAGTGGGCTACTCAAGTTGGAGACCGAGCAGTAAGGCTTAAAGAGAAGATGTTGAATGGCTAAAAGAACTAAAAAGAAAGTAAAAAATGTGTCAAACTATAAGAAAAAGCTAAGGAGACCTTAATGAGTCTGTACGCAAACATACATAAGAAAAGAAAGTCAGGACGCAAAATGAGAAAGAAAGGTGACAAAGGTGCACCAAGCTCTCAAGATTTTGCCAACGCAGCAAAGACAGCCACAAAGATGAAAGATGGCGGTGTGTTTATGCCAGGCAAGACGATGGTGCAAAGTAAAGGTTGCGGTGCAGTATCAAACGGTCGCAGGAAAAAAACTAAATTATCATAGGAGAAAACAATGGCAAAGAAACTGTCACCAAGACAAAAAAAGATAGCTGGAGTAGCTAAGCCCCGTAACAAGATTACAGGAGCAGACTTTAAAAAACTTAGAAGAAAGAAGAAAAAGTAATGGCTACAAGAACTGCAAAAAAGAAATCTGCTAGAAAGACTAAAAAGAAAAGTGGGGCTACACCTACTAATAAGGCTTTGTATTCAAGAGTAAAAGCAGAAGCTAAACGTAAATTTAAGGTTTATCCGTCTGCGTATGCCAATGGCTGGTTAGTGCGTACGTACAAAAAGCGTGGAGGTAAGTACGCATAATGGCTAAGCCTAAAGGTGGACTAACCGCATGGTTTGGAAAGGGACCTAAAGGAGATTGGGTGGACATAGGTGCGCCTAAGAAAAAAGGTAAGTTCCAAGCATGTGGTAGAAAGTCTGCTAAAGGCAGTAAACGTAAGTACCCTAAATGTGTACCGAGATCTAAAGCTAAAAGCATGACAGCAGCGCAAAGAAAAAGCGCAGTAAAAAGAAAAAGAGCAGCGGGCAATCCAGGAGGAAAGCCCACTAATGTTCGTACTATAGTAAAGAAGAAAAAACCTGTAGCTAGAAAGAGAACGACAACTAGGAGAAGAAGACGTGGCACGAAAAAAAGCTAAACCAATACGCAGAACCACTGGTAAAGGCGGTAACTACCGTCCTACCAAGAAAGGTGCTGGTATGACTAAGAAAGGCGTACGTGCTTACAGAAAAGCCAATCCTGGTTCTAAGCTTAAAACAGCTGTAACAGGTAAAGTTAAAAAAGGTAGCAAAGCGGCTAAAAGACGTAAATCTTATTGCGCAAGATCATTAGGTCAATTAAAGAGAAGTTCTGCTAAAACTAGAAACGATCCTAATTCAAGAATTAGGCAAGCGCGCAGAAGGTGGAAGTGTTAATGAAACTAGGTATATTAAAAAGTCTTGTAGGAACAGTAGCTCCAACCATAGGAACAGCCTTAGGCGGACCCATGGGCGGTATGGCTGCGAACATGATTTCAGAAGTATTAGGGTGTGATCCTGAGCCAAAGAAAATACAAAAGGCTATGGAGACAGCTAGTCCTGAACAACTGGCACAGTTAAAGAAAGTAGAAGCTGACTTTGAAGTGCAGATGAAGAAACTAGATATAGATCTATTTGCATTGGAAACAGCAGATGTACAAGACGCTAGAGGAAAGTTTAGTAAAGACTGGACAGCTAGAATAATAGGAATATTTGTTGTAGGAGGCTTTATGGGCTACATATTTTTAGTCACCATCCAGCCCCCAGAGCAGAACTCAGAAGCTTTGATAAACCTTGTATTAGGCTACCTTGGTGGCTTAGCAAGTGCTATCATATCGTTTTATTTTGGGGCATCGAACAAACAAGACAACGAATAGAAAAAAAGATAGTATAGGTAATGTTATGGCAGAGATAGATTTTAGTTTTTTAGACAATCTTTTTACAGACGAAGATACGACTGACTATACAGACGTAGGACTGTTCGATGAAGCTGGCAACTATAATCCTGCTGCAGGAGACTTTATAGATAACCTTTCAACAGACTATGATCTAGACTATTCCTACGATCCTAGCAACTATGGTATAGGTTCTTTTGACATTAATGATTTTCTAGATATAGATTCTTATATTGACAACAACCCTGTTTTTGATGATGCAGGGAATTATATAAATCTTTTTCAAGAATACACAGGTCCAGGCACTGTTGAAGAACAAGTAGCTAATTTTACAGATAATTTTATAAGTAACATGGATCCTTCAGCCTATGATGAAACTTTACAAGATCTTTATCCTGGTTTGTATCCAACAGTTGATCTAACCCCTACTGCGCAAAAACCTGGTTTGCTTGATACTATTCTAGGTTTTTTTGGTGCGGACAGAAAAGGAGGTAAAAGCAGAGCTCAAGGAATCATGCAAACAGTAGGCGGAGGCATTACAGACTTTGCTAACTCACCTATAGGACAATTGCTTTTATACAACTATTTAAAAGATCAAAGAAAAGACGATATAAGAGTTCCGATTGGAGCAGAAGCTTATGGCGACCAAGGTCTTGGCAGTATGCCTGACTACAGAGTATTTAATATACAACCTGCACTAATGCCAGGTGTTGCTTACGCTAACGCACCTCCACCAGAAATGAAACACGGTGGGATACACGGTGCTGGCAAAGACGACGGCCCTGGAGACATAACACTAGCGCGATTAGAACCAGGTGAGTTCGTTATGACAAGAAAAGCTACTGAGAATATTGGTGCTAAGAATCTATACAATTTAATGAAACAAGCAGAGAGGATGGGGTAATGGCAGACTATTCGTTAAGTGATCTATTTAGTGGTGGTTATTCAGGCACTGGAGAAGATACGACAAGAGCATCGTATGAAGAGCCGTATGCTCAAGCCATGCGTCGTGGATTTTTAGAATCTGGATTTGGCCTAGCACGGACACCTACGCCTATTCCTGTTAAACAAGTAGCAGGATTAGATCCGTTTGAAATGCAAGCCAGAACTTTAGCTGGTGGCCTTGGTGGGTTTACCCCATACATACAACAAGGCGGACAGATGATGCAACAAGCAGGTGGCTATCTTACGCCAGGTGGCATCAGACAATTCTACAATCCCTACGAACAAGATGTTGTGCAACAGACACTATCAGACCTACAAGAGCAAAGTGCAAAACAAGGCATTGCTGATAGAACACAAGCTGTAAGCAGAGGAGCGTTTGGTGGTTCTCGTGGCAGGCTAATGGAACAAGAAAGAGAAAGAGCATTTGGCAGAGGCGCAGCGGAAGCTTTAGGTGGCATACGTTCGACAGGATTTGGACAAGCTACAACGGCAGCGCAAAACGCAGCCAGAGGACTTGGCGCACTAGGAACAAGTTTTGCTGATCTTGGAACTACTGCTCAAAATAATCTGTTAAACCAAATAAGAACTTTTGAAGGACTAGGTGGAACAGGCAGACGCATACAAGATCAAATGTACGGAGCTCAGTTTGATGCAGCTAATAGATTGGCCTTAGAACCCAGACAACGTTTATCTGGCTTGCAAAGTGCATTAGGATTATTACCACGAACTTATGCAACTACTACGTTTAATCCTATAGCCAATACCTACGATCCTATGAGAGGTATTATGGATCTTCTTGGTGGAGGCAACATAAACTTACCAGGAGTTAATCAAAACCCTGTTTCTACACAACCTGCTGGGCAATCCAATCCGTTAGCTGGATTAGCTAGTCTTCTTCAACTATTCGGAGGCTTAGGTTAATGCACGAGCAGTGGAAGAAAAGAAAAATGTTCTCTAACAGAGAGCAAGGTATTATGTCTGGCCTTGATCCTGTACCCATGGTGCAAGGTGGTTATGTGCCTTACCCTGGTATGCAAGTGGGCGGTGTCGTCCCTCAACCACAGTTATTCGAAGAAGGTGATGCCGAAGTCAACGATGCACTAAACAGTCTGGCCAGCATTACTAAACCAGATGTCCCTGATATGCCAATGCCGAAGATAGAAGAAAAGGTAGAGGTCAAAGAAGAAGTAACGGAGGACCAAGGACCTGATGGCTACAGAAAAGCTGTGGACGAATTAAAAATTAATTTTAGAGAAGAAATAAAAAGTTATGTAGCCAAAAGTGGCGGAGAAGATTTAGAAACCTATTTAAAAAATATGGGAAGACTTTACCGAAGTAAACTTACGGAGCTTAAAGAAAAATACAGAGTTACAGAATATTCACCAGACGAAGAGTTAATATCGAAAGATTTTTTAGAAGAGATTATTCCAGGAATGAAGACTGGAAACTTGGTTTATTCACCAGAAGAAATAGAGAAAGCTAAAGAGATAGTGGAGTCTTTAGGAATTAATTTAACACCACAAGAATTTTTAAGTTTACCTGCGGACCAACAAGAAGATTTTAAAAATGTTTTTCTTGTTCAAAAAGCGCAAATGACTGGAACACCTACAAGTGCAAAACTTGATACTACTAATCTAACAAATCTTTTAAAAGAAAGAAGAGCGTTAGCAAAGGAGGCAGGAAGAGCAGCTCGCGCAAACGTAGCTACAGTTGGATCTCCTTCTGGCAGATACCTTGCTGGACTAGCAGCAGGAAGAGCAGCAGAAACATCGGCCTTGGACAAAGCCTTGGCAGGAGAAATAGATTTAGAAACAGCATTGCTTAACGCACAAGCAAGAGCAGGCAGCGGAACAAATATGCCCAAACTAACTGAATATCAAAGAAATCTTTTATCGGGAAGAGACGATGATGTAAGCGGGTTGGATGATGAATTTTACGAAGAAGCCTACACAAATTTATTAAAACCAGATACTTATGGGAAAGTTCGTTCGGCTTCAGATGCTCTGGCTATATTTGTTTCTTTATACAGACAAGTACCACCTAGTAGAGCTGCAGAGTTTCAAGGGAAAAAAGATATTGGTGGTGTAACTGTAAGTTTTCAAAACTTTTTAAGTAATTTGTATCGAACTAAACCTGAACTAACTAGAGACGAATTAAAAAAAGAAATTTTAGAATGGTTAAAAGCACCACCAGCTACTTAAACTTAGGAGAAAATTATGTCCGTTTCTCCAGAAGAATTAACAAAAAAAGAAGAAGAAAAACTACAAAATTTTTTAAAAAATCGTCTTAATTTATCCGAAGAAGAAGAAACTATTGAACAAACTTCTGTTGAAGAATCGGAACAAAGTAACTACCCTATTTTAGACGCATTAGATCAAACGCCAGTAGCGGACACTACACCTGGAAAAGTAGCATTAGGAGCCGCTCGTCTTGGTAAACGTTTATATGGTGGATTTCAAGGCCTTGCAGGGTCTTTTCAAAGAACTGGAGCAGTTACTGCAGAGAAGTTAGGGTTTCAAGAACAAGCAAAAAATTTACGTGAAGCATCAGACTTAAACCGAGAACAAGCAGCTGAGACTGTGTATAAAAATCAATATGGAGACACAGGGCTTGAACAATTTAAAAATCTGTCAGATGAAAATTGGTGGATCGATACCATAGGTGCTGTGATACCAGGGTCTATTCCTTTTTTAACAGGAGCAACAACTGGAGGGTATTCTACATTAAAAATAACAAGAAATCCTTATGCAGCGTTAGTGGGTGCTATGGGAGGCGGGGCATTAGCTGTATATGCTCAATCTTATGGAGACGCGTATGACGAGTATTTAGAAAAATTTCCTAATGATATTGAAGGAGCTTCCGATTATGCTTTTAATGTTTCTGGACTATCTTCTCTTATAAATGCAGCAAGCATACCGCTTAGTTTTATTGGTCTTGGTACAGCTCCCTTAAAACATTATTTAATACAAGCCATGCTACAAGGAAGTATTGGAAGCACAGATACAGCGACACAAAACTATCAAGCTAAAAGTTATGGTGTAGATCCAGACAGAGATTTAAGTACAGGACTTGCACCTAGTTTTGTGGGAGAAGCAATAGCCGAAGCACCTATTTTAACAAGCACTGTGCGTAAAGCATCCGAAGTAGTTAAAAGATCACCAGAAGAACAAGCTCAAGAAATTCAAGAACAAGCTGAGGCTGAAAGAGACAATATTGAAGATCAAGCAGAACGAGCAGTTAAATTTAGATTAAAAAATATTGCTGAAAAATATGCAGAAAGAAAAGGTTTACCTTTTGACAAAGACATAAAAGATTTAGAACGAAATGAATTGTTAGAAATAATAGAAGAAGAGAAACTAGAAATAAGAACCGTGCCCGAAGAATCATCTGAGTCTCTTTACAATAAAATAGTTGAAAGTATAGAAACTCAAGCTATGCAAGAACGTATAAAAGATCGTCAAAGACGTTTAGTAGGTTCTAAACAAACGTTAGATGATTTAGAAAAAGAACAAAAAATAATTTTAGACGAAATGTCTCCTGAACAATTAGCAGATGAAATAGAAAAAGATTTTGGTTCTCCTGAGGTGTATAGAAGTTGGGCCTTGGATCAAGGAGCTTTAGCTTTTGATCCCGAAGAAAGTTCTTCAAATTATGAACAAGACAAAGCTGCTTTAGCAAGAGCTAAAGCTACTGTTTTGTTTGATCGAAGAAGAAAACCTTTATGGGTTGTAGGAAGAGACAAAATTGACACTTTAGTTGAAGAGTATAAAAATCAACATACGATTGAAGAGTTAAGAGAAATGGTATATGAATTTTATACACCAGAAGAACTAACGCTTAGACAAGGAACCGATGCTCAACGAGCAGGAACGCAATTTGAAGACGCTCCTGCTTTAACTAAAGGAGAGCTTACTGCAGACGAAGCAGCTCTTTTACTAGCTGAACTACAAGGAATTATTGATAATCAAAATGAAAAATTAAACTTAACTACGGGAACATCTTTTTTAGGCAGACGAAAAAGTTTTCTTAAAAGAGTGCAGTTCAAACCCCAAGAACAAACAGAAAAAGAATTAATATTTAAAGAACATATAGCACCAAATGGAAATGCTTTAACAGCTAAAATTGAAGTGCCTGTTCCAGAAGGAAGTCAAGAAAAACCCATTGTTATATCTTTTAGACGAAGAGGATTAGATGTAGAAGGAACGTTAGCAGAACAAATGGCCTCTGGAGGAGCTAACTTAGTAGCCGTAAGAGCAGAAGGAGTTCCAGAAGAAGGTGTCATAGGAAAAACTATTCAAGAACTAAGAGATAGTTTTCCTGAATCCTACATAAAAGAATTTGAAATTCCTATTAATAGATCTCCTCACGTCAGACAAAACGGAACAGTAGATCGAATACTTGGCATGTATAACCGTATGGCTAGACCTTTAATGTCTACAGGAGCTATGGTCGGAGGTCGTTACAAACAACTACAAGGCAGACTAAGATCCATGGATCAATTTGCTCAATATATGGGATTAGAAGTGGAAAGAGCTATATTAAAAGCTATAGATAAAGGGGAGGTAACTAACAAAGAGGAAGCCGATAAACTATTAATGGCGTTTCTTAGAAAGACAGGAGCTAAAGTTACGCTTACAGAAGAAGATAAAAGTAAATACAAAAAAGAAATTGAGCGTTTAGAAAGAAGTAGATACGACAGCGATAACAGAGGCAACACAGCACGACAAAATCAAATAGAAGACGAAATATCTCGTTTAGAAATAGCGCAAGAAGGCCTTCAAAAAGAATCTGTTGTTCTCCAGCAATTACCAGAGAGCTTACGTAAAGTAGCTGCAGAAGTTCGCACAGGAATAGATTCATTGTCACAAAGATTATTAGACGAATTGCCTAGAGGGTTTTTAGACGCAGAACAAAGACAAGTTATTGAAGAAAATTTAAACAGATACGTCACTAGATCATTTGCTATTTTTGAACCTAAGTTAGGATTTAATCCAGCTTTTATGAAAAAATTTGGCACTTTTTTTGAAAATTCTAAGAAAGCACAAGAACTTTATGAACGAGGTGTAATAGCAATGGAAAGCGAACTTAAAGATAATCTTCCTGATTATGAAGCTCGTGTTATAAGAGAAAATAGAACTGCTACTCCAGAAGAAGTGCAACAAGAAGCAAGAAAAATTTTACGAGAAGAAGCAGAAGCAAGAGTAGATGAAATTATTAATACAGCTATGTATCAAAATGCGTATGATGTAATGCACTTAGCTGGTTTAAAAAAACCTCACAATGCAAAAACAGGGTTTTTAAAAGCAGAAGGATTATTATCAGAAAAAGGTTTTATTCCTTATGCAATTAGACAGTTGATGGGCGAAATAAATGAAGCTAATTTAGTAGCAGCTACGTCTTTTGCTAGAATTGCAAAATTAATTGAAACACAAAATTTTTATTCAGAGTTAATTAGAATAAATGATATGCCTGGAGAAATGTGGTTTTCTCCCCAACTCATACCAGGTAGTTATGAAGTAAAAATAGAAACAGAAGATTCTTTAAATCCTTTAAATGGTTACTACACAACTCAAGATATGTATGAAGCTGTGGTGGACAGATACAACCCAGCGGACAACCAAAACATAGTTTGGAATACATACGTTGCATTGTTTGGAGGAGCACAAGCTTTAACTCAATATGGAATGATTGTTATAAGCCCAGGAACACAAATGAGAAATATTTATGGCGCAGCCATGATGTTATTATTTAATGGCCACGTAGGAGCAGATTATAGTGAAGCCACCCGTGTAATTATGCAGGATATTTTTGGAAACAGTGAAGTTAAAGAAGGAGATCCCGAAGCTTTAGCTGCTAAACGTAAAATGGACGAGTTAGGTGTAACTACTACAGCTGCTCAACTTGGCGATACTCTTGGTGTATTAAGTCAAATTAGAGATGGAGGTATAAAAAGCGTAGGGCAATTTGTCGATATAATGTATGCTCTTAGAGAAACACCTGTTGGACAAGGTATTGACAAAACTCTTGGCGCAGCCAACAGACTAGCTAGAAAAACTTATGCAGCCACAGACGATTATTTTAAAATTCTTGCTTTTGGAAGCGAAAGATTAAAATTAAAAACACTTTTAAATAATCTACAAGATCAAAACGGTAATGTTTTACCTGACGAAATAAAATTAAACATATTAAGAGAATTTGCTGAATCCATGACTTCTAAAAGCGACTTTGGAGGCATGGCGTACAGTCAAAATTTAAGAAATATTCTACGAAACATAACTACTTTAGAAGATTATATAGACAATCTTGCAGCTTATTTAGTAAGAAATACAATGCCTAACTATGATTATGTGGGGCGATTTGCTGAGTATATAAGGCTTTTACCTTACGGTAATTTTATTGCGTTTCCTACAGAAATACTTAGAACGTCAGCTAACTCTGCTCTTTTTACAAAACGTTTAGCAAGTTACAGAATATCTGATGAATTAATGCAGCAAGGAAACATAGCTAAAGAAACCATTTTGTTGTCTAGAAAAGAAGATCAAGCACTTTTTAAAGTAAATCCTAGACCATTTAAAAGTATGGCAATGAAAAGATTAATTGGAGGAGCGTTTGCTGGAGGGGGAGCAGTCGCATTAACGCAAACAATGGGTCAACTTTTATTTAATGTAGATGATGATGAACTAGACGCATTATCTGCTGTAGGAGCTGAATATTCTAGAAACCAAAATATAATTCCAATGGCATCAATTAGATCTAAAGAAGAAGGTGGAGGCACAGTTGGGACAAGTGCTGCATATATAGCTCCCTATGAAAGTTTGCACGAACTTCTAAATGTAATTACCAGACAGTCTTTAAAGGGAGAATACACAGCTGACCCTGTAACACTGGATAATGCTGTAGTTACTTTTGCAATAGAGTTAGCATCTCCTTATACAGACAGATCAATTAGTCAAAGAGTTTATGACCAACTTAGGCTTAATATGGATTTAGATACTTATAAGCCAGTATATCTTAAAGGAGACGACATGGGAGTTCGAGTTATAAAAATGGTTAAATTTGCTTTAGATGAAACTCAACCAGGTCTAACACGACAGTTAAGCGATTTAATTTGGTCTTTAGAAGAAGGAGACGCAAGGTTTAACGAATACGGTGAAGAAATGTCTGTTATGAGAGCGTTAGCAAAACTAATGGGATTGTCAACAACAAACATAAATCCAGACAAAAGCTTTCCTTTTGTTCTTAATAACAGCATTGGAAGATTTAGAAGAGAAGTACCCACAAGTTTTAGGCGAGCGCGAGGCTCAGGGGAAGTTACAGAAGAAATGATTTTAGACATGTTTTATCAATCTAATTACTACTTTTTTAAAATTCAACAAGAGTTGTATTTTGTTTCTGAACAGTTTAAAAAAGTTAATCTTTCTGATGAACAATATGACAAACAAATGAAAAGATACGTAGATCAAGCTGGTGTGCCAAAACTCTTTCTCAGTAACATACAACAAGGTGTTTTTACACCTTACATGCCTACTCCAGGAATTGTAAAAAGTTTCTTTGAAGAAACTGAAAAAAATCAACTTAATCGAACTTGGCCGTTTGACGAAATTAATGATCGACACAAATTTATGATCGACAATAAAATTTCTTTGACGGCTAATCCTGAGCTGAATCGAGAACTTCGTCTGAATGCTCTAAAGAAGGAAGACTAAACTTTTCTACACGCTCCATCCAAGCTTCGGCAGCTCTTTTAAATTCGTCACCTTCAAGAACAAACTCTTGATATAAACAATCTACAGAACACATCATGACAACACCTTTTTGTATGTCAGTGCCGTACAGTTCGTTATGTGCAAGTGCGTAGGCAGCTAACTGTT